TCATCACTATTACCGCCCTTTTCATTCAGCTTCTCCACCTTCTTCATCAGTTTCTCGGTGAGAGAGCCAGCGCGGGATTGTTTCTTCAGATCAGCAAAAGACATGTGTGTTCTCCGTATTTGTTCGTATTGTGTGTATTGAACGTATTAAGTATACGTGTGTTTGGGTTATTCGTCAAGACCTTTTTCGAGTCTATCAAGGGTTTGTTCGAGATCCGTAAAGAACTCTTCAATATCTTGGTCATCTTTCATACCAAGCATTTTAGCAGAATCAAGAATCGCATTCTTCATTTCGACTGCTTTAGGATCATCAGACAGTTTAAGTCTAAACATAAAATTCTTCTGTTTTTCAAGAATGGTTCTCATAACTCTGAGTTGTTCCATTCCTTCGTCGTATTCTGGTTTTTCAAAACCACGACTCATCATTCCACTTACCAATTCTTCTTGAAGTTCGTTGATCTCAGCAATAGAGGCACGAACAACTGGAGAATCGAAAAAATCACTCACAACTAACTGTCTCCCTTAAAATTCGCTTGCAGTCTTTGACATCAATATTTAGAAAGGGTTTATACTTTCTAATTTTAAAACTTACGGTTTCCCACACTGGATCAAAGAGTTTTTGATCGTATTCGTGAGTAAACTGTAAGATCGAATCTAATATTACCATAGTTTCGATAGAAAGCACACCCTGTATGTGTTTTCTTAGAAGATCGGGATGAGAAGATCCCTTAATTTTAAAAATGTTGTTGAAGTTATGACTCAAAAACACTTCAGATTCTACCTGAAATGTGGACAATAAAGTTTTTTGCCTAAACAACCAAGATGTATATACACCTTCGCCTGATTTTATAATCTCCCCAATCCACAGTTTAGATGGATCTGAAGATTGACTAAAATTTGCCAGGAAAAAATCTCTGATCTCGGCATCAGATCTTTTTCTTGACATCCGTTCAAAGAAATACTTATCCTTTCTTTTATTAAATCCAGCTTTAGATGCAGATACTCTACCTTTGTACTTAAAGAAGTCGTAATTCTCCTTACTAAAGTGGTTTTTAAAAGCCAAATAAGTTTGATAGACCTCGACTGCTTCCATCAGAGAGGCAGACGAGATCTAGTGGTTTTCTTCAGATAGTTGAGATCTTGAGCCTCAACTTTTAGTTTTTCTTTGAGAGGTTTAGAGATCAGTTTATTTACTGACTCCAACTCAATATTGTGTTCTTCGCAATAAGTGATGATTGCTTCGATATAGTTCAGATCAGAAGACTGAACTAGTTTTTCAATATCTTGAGTGAATTTAGTTTGGCATAGAAACTTCTCTCTCAATAGGTCGTTAACTTCTTTCTCCATACTCCCCGAGTTTGTATGTGACGAATTCTTTGATATATTTGGTAAGAAGTTTAATATACTCACCCTTGTTCCGCTTTTCATAAACAACACATTCTCCATTTTCCGTCGCCATAATGGTGACGATCTTCTTAACAGGTGTGCCCGTCATCTCATAGTACATGCAGGCATAGGCAGTTTCCTGAACAAAGTATTGTTCAATCCACTTTTCGGGTTTTGGTTTCTTAGATGTCTTAAAGTCGATGATTGCTAGTTCACCATCGTACTCCGCAATACAGTCAACTCTACCAGCAATACCCAAATAATTACTGTAGAGTGCTTTTTCTAAAGCGTGTATATTATTTATGTTGTCGATTTTATCCTTTGCTGAGAGGAATAATGCCTTTGTGGTAGGCAACATATCAATCTCAGATAGAGGGACATTCATCAAATACTGTTCACAAACCTCATGGAAGTTTGTTCCCCTTCGGGTTGCAACAGTAGTGACTTTGTTAGCTTCTTCTTCGCCAACACGTTTTCTCCATTGAGCAAATACTTTCCTATTATAGAAACTAGTTACAGATGTAATGGAGGGCATTGGACCCGAAGCTCCTGGTGGATAATAGTATCGGACACCATCAATACTGGTGGCTTCGATATCACTATCCCCAAGAGTGTTTAGATGGACAAACATTATAGTGCAAGTGCTAGTTTGGTAACAAGATAGTTCCTAACTAGTCCAGAACGAACGATGTCGTCAAGATTAAATTCAACAACTCCGAAATCTTCTTCCATAATTTCAACAATTCGTTTGAAATCTAGAATTCCATTTCGCTCATAAGACTTGGTAAGATCAGTCTGAGTGGAGTCACCACAAAAAATAATTTTGCAGTTATCACCCACCCTTGTAATTATACTATCTAATTCATGAAAATTCAAGTTTTGCATTTCATCTACTAGCACAATACAATTATCCATGGTTGTACCACGAATAAAAGAAGTGCTCCAGAAAGAAATAGTCTCCTGAGTTTTCAAATTACCATAGAGCATTTCAAAGTCTGCGTCTGTAGGCAACTCAAACATGTATCGAACCATATTCTTATATGGGATCTGATACAAGGCAGACTTATCATCATGGTCTCCTGGGAGAAATCCAATCTCTCTGGTAGAAACCAAAGATCTTACGATATAGAGTTTTTCATATGGAGTATTCTCATCCAGTACATCTTTAAGTGCTTTGAATAAACTGATAAATGTTTTGCCAGTACCAGCAGCACCATATGCAAAGATGTTCTTACCTTCATCATAATGATCAAAAAGAACTTTCTGATTAGCAGTAAGAGGTTCAATGTCAACCATCATGTCGGCATTGATTGGTTTGCGACGACGCATTTGTTTAGCCGTCATTCCCACTCCAATGGGATCATCTTGATTTCTCTTCCTTCGTGCCATAGTTCTATCGTGATAGTTTATTCATTCGTCCTCGGATACCAGCGGATTTTTCCGATTTCTTGAGAACTTCATTCCAACCTGGGTGCTTATTGACGAGTTTATCTTGCCACTCACCAACTTCACCAACACCAGGACAAGTACTAGGATCTGAAAAGTCTCTAATCCATTCAGGATTATCTTCTTTCCACTGATCCCAATCATGAATACTCATGACTACTTCTTTAGTTTCTCCCGTTTTGGTATTAACTACTGGATACGTCGCCATCTTTTTTCTTCTCCTTATTGAATCCAAATGGACCCTCTTTATCTTTCTCCTCTAATGCAAACTTCAGTGCAATACCACCGACTGCTTCCATAACTTTGAGGATGTCCTCTGTTTTAGCACCTTCACCAAGTTCTTTGGCGATGTACCAATACTTAGGCCAGAATGTTTCTCCTGCCTTTTCGTAATCTTCAAGGGTTAATAGTTTCATGACCATTCAAGTGCTTCAGCTACTGTGGGGAATTGTTCAATAAAAATTTGTTTGCAGGATTCTGCAAGATCCATATGTTCTTTTTGCGTTCCATTTGCAGATCGCAATTCGATATAATGAATCCAAGAACGACATGTGCCTGTCATGTAGATTTTTGTCGGCGTGGCGAGAGGCATCACCATGCGAGCACATTCCTTAGCGACATCATGTAGAAGAAGTTCTTCATAGAGAGCACGACTCTTCATGAAGTGTTCTTCAATCTTACCCATAAGTTGAACTTTCGTTAGAAGGTCCAAATCATCTGTAGAATTCTGTCTGTTTTTAGTGTCTTGCCGACGAAGATCAGGTACAGGAATATCTTGAGACAGGAGTTGGGTACTAGCATACCGTTGCGAAAATTCTTGATATGTGAACGAACGGTGCCTCAGCACTTGAGCCGCTATAGCTCGTGTAGTCTCAAGTTCAAGAGTCATAGAACTCTGTTCAAACACACTCCAATGATTGTGTTTAATACAGTATCGAAGGAGACCTGCATAGTTTTCGTTATCCTGATTATTTGGATTGGAGACACGGGCAATGTAAGCCATTGTCTTCTCCGCATCAGGAGTAATAGTGATAAGTTTTGCGCTGTTCATTAATTAGTCAGGATAGCCGTCATCATCATCTCTACCTTCATAAAAACCAAATTGTGATTTTTTATCTTTGGTAGTGTAAGACTCCACATCTGAATAAACTTCAGATTTAAGAGCATCAACAAGAAGTTCTAAGTTCTTTACGATAAGTTTTAGTCGTTCTTTATTCATAGATTATACCATATTAAACAAAATAGTTGAAGTTAATAACACACCTTTGGAGGGTGTCAGTGCTTGTGGTTCCCGTATGTTCCTCATTTGAATCAAAAACGAGGAGACGATTACCTACACTATCAACCTCCATGCCATTTTCAAAAACGGTTTTTCCGTTATTTGTATTTACATAGTATATTGCTGTGATGCAATTGTCAACATCATGATGAAACTCGTGTTGAATTACTTCTGGTTGTTGAACATGCATATTAGATTTTATCCTAACAATAGCAACTGGATTAATTTGATCAATGATGGGTTGAATCAGTGGGTAAAATCTACTTACTGGTTGATGATTGGAATAAAAAACGTGGGTAAACTGATAGAACCCATCATCGGGTCTGTTTACTCCACGGCAAAAATTCCAATCTATTTCTTTTCCCAACATTACCTCATTGACAGTCTTATATACCTCTTCAGGCAAAAAATTGTCAATGATTTCGTAATTCATTTTGTAAGTCGGGTAATTTCAAAAATGTTTGATTTAAGATACTTTTTTTGTTTTTTGTAAGTCTTCATGAGTTTATTAAACTCATCCATGTCAACACTTACATTTACCTTAGGTTTTTCTTCTGTCATTTCTTTTTTCCTTTGCCGTAGCCGTAAAGTTTTGGATTAACTCGACCATCAGTCTGAGTCATGTTTTTAAATCCTTCACGGTACGTGTCCCAATAGTAATCAAAGATGTCTACTCGTTTAGAACCAACCGTTATGTCATAGTAGGTAGTTCCGTTATCAACATATTCAACTAGATATGCCGTGTATGGCAGACTTTTATCATCTGCCATTGACGGGTCACACTTTGATTGTAGAATTGATACCTTGTTTGCACTACTCAACTACGCCCTCCCCACTGGATATCTGGATATGCTTCGGACACCAACTCTTTAGTGATTTTATATTTGGTTCCAAGAAGTTTATCTTTAACAAGAATAAGCAAATCAGCTTCTGATGGATGCAAGGTTTCAAGGAGACCAATAAACATGGACTCTCTCTTAATCTTGTTCAAACCATCATTACCACCTTTCACAAAGTTGTAGAACATATCAGCTTTAGCGCGGATAGTACTACGATTTGCTACTCCAGCTTCTCTATTAGCGATTTGATCACTATCTACTGGTTGGTAAGGAACGGGACCATCTGGGAGCATAGAAACTACGGTTTCATCAAAGTTCCAAATAAAGAGACTCTTAATAGAATTGTCTCCATGCTGTTTAAGCAAGGAGACTTTCTTGGCTTTGGTTCTTTCGGAATCGATTGCTTCCAGAAGTTCATGCACCATAGGATTCGGTGGCAGTTCTTTTTTCTTAACTGCCACTGTCTTTGGTTTACTTGACGTGGATTTGACAGTAGTTTTTCTAATCCTCGTCGTAGGTTTCTTCGTCGTCATAGTCATTCTCAAATCGTACAGCTAAGATTTCATCTGGCAAAACATTACCATTTTCATCATACATTTCTGGATGGAGGGTGGGTACTGTCTGTGAGATAAACAGGTTGTTCTGTTGTGCGAGCCAACCAATTATACCACCTACGAGTAGTAATGTCACACTAAGTAGACAAAATAGCGCAATAATTGCAGCATCCATGGGTCTTTCCTCCGAGATCTTACTTCTTTCTTATGTTTAGTGAAACCTTGAAAAAGAAGTCGTATTCTCGTTTGAAGAGAGAAACCAGTTTTCCAAAGCTCACCTCCCAGGTGTTCTTTTCCTCTTTAGGCTTTGGTTCCCCCCTTAATATTAATTCCACGCCTTTATTTATGTGGATATTATGACGTTCCACTTAAAAAATGCGTTGTTCTTTTAGATACTGGACAGTTTCATTGCCATTACCGACATATTCACCATTCAGTTCAACTTGAGGCATGAGAGTTTTCCCTGGGAATTTTTTCTCAAACTCCTCTTCGGTATAATCTTCACCTAGAAGAAGATAATCATAGTCCTTTCCCAGAAGTTCCATGACCATTTTTAGTTTGTGGCAGACACCACAGTCTTCTTTTCCGTAAATTGTAAACATGTTTCAGGTAATAATTCTACTTCCGACCACTGCTCACGAAAAACGCATAATGCAGTTAGTGTTCTTTCATTTATACAAACAGTAAAGTATCTGTCAAGTACAATTAAAACACGGCCAGTAATGTATCTATTTGGTCCATTGGGGACCCTGACGATACTATCAGGTTTTAGCTCTAACTTGCTCTCGATATTGGAGAAAGCTTTGCTCACATCCAACTGTGGACTGGTTCCCTTGTGATACCCAGTCATGGCAGAATTCGTAGAGGAGACGGACATTTTTCAATGTATTGTATTTTTTGAGAGATAAAAATACTTCTTGTCGAAGTTTCATACGTTCTTCGGTATATCGCCAGTCTTCATTCATCAGTATCGCCTAATGAATGTTCCATACTGTCCATCAAATGATCAATGTGCATTAAACTGTCAAGTTCTGCAACCATACTTGCAATTGACTTTGCAACAAAGGGTCTTTCGGACCTAGCAGCAAACGCAAGTGCATTGCGGAGACTGGACTCCGCATCTTGAAGCGATTCAATTACTGATTTACTTAGAGCCATTTACAGATTCCCAATCTTTTTGGAAGATATCTAGTCCACTATCCGTAAGGACGTGGTTATACATTTTATCAAATACTTTAGGAGGCATAGTTACAACTTCACTTCCTGCAGCAAAACACCTAGAGACATGATGAACGTCACGGAGTGACGCAGAAAGAACGTTAGTTCTTACAAGATGCTCTCGATAAGTACCACTAATAGACTGTACCAATGCAACTCCAGAGAAAGAGTTATCATTGCAACGTCCAACAAAAGGAGACACATAAGTTGCATCTGCCTTTGCAGCAAGAATAGCTTGTGCGACAGAAAATACCAGGGTTACGTTTGTAGTAAACCCTTCTCCTCGCAAAGCCTTACATGCTTTAAGACCTTCTACAGTACATGGAACCTTAATAGTAACATTAGACAGTTCCTTGAATACCTGAGCCTGATCAATCATCTCAGGAGCGGTCTCTGCGACTACCTCAGCGGAGATGGATTCAAAGTGGGGAAACTCACCAGCAATACG